GAGGGTGTGACCCCCGACGGCCAGAACCTGCGTGTCAGCGGGGTGGAAGCCACCATCGCTCAATACGGTGGCTATGTGGAGCTGACCGATCTGCTCATCATGTCTGCTGTGGACAACAACCTTTGCATGGCAACCAAGCTGCTGGGTGCTCAGGCGGGCAGAACTCTGGATACCATTTCCCGCGAGGTGCTAGCGGGCGGTACCAACGTGCAGTACGGTGAAAATGCCGTTTCCGCCCGTTATCTTCTGGAGGGCGGCAAGGCCTCTGGCAATCACTACCTGACTGTGGACTGTATCCGCCGGGCTGTACGGTTTCTGAAGTCTCAGAACGCGGAGAAGATCAATGGCTCTTATGTGGCTATCATCCATCCCGATGTCTCCTACGACCTGATGAACGACCCTTCCTGGAAATATCCCAATCAGTATGCCGATCCTGCTCATATTTTCGAGGGCGAGATCGGCAAGATCGAGGGCGTTCGTTTTGTAGAGTCCAGTGAGGCCAAGATCTTCCATGCAACCGACTTGGGCACCAAGGCCAGAAATCTGTCCGCGACCGCTGCCGCGTCCGCTACTGCTACCGTGTCTATCAACGGCACCGACGCTGGTGTGACTGCCAATTCTTTGGTTGGCCGTTGGGTATTGGTGGGCGGTCAGAAGGCTTATGTCGGTGCTAACACTACCACCACAATGACTCTTTACACCGACAGCACCAAGACCACCCAGATGAAGGTGACTTGCGCTTCCGGCGATCCCATCTATCCCGGTGAGGCGGGTGCCGAGGGCCGCGACGTGTACGCTACCCTGATTTTGGGTGACAACGCATACGGTACCACCGAGCTGGGCAACGGCGGCCTCGAGCATATTGTCAAGCAGCTTGGCTCTGCAGGTACCTCTGACCCTCTCAACCAGCGCGCTACTGTGGGCTGGAAGGCCAACAAGGTTACCGTCCGTCTCGTGGAGGCCTTCATGGTCCGTATCGAGACCGCTTCTACCTTCGAGTCCGGCGCGAACTGAGAAGAACGGCGGGGAAATACCCGGGGAAACTTCTTTTAAGAAGTTTCCCCTCCCCTCAAGAACTTTCAATAAAAGGTATCAGAAGGAAAACTGCCCCTCTGTGCCTCTAAACAAATAACAGGAGGAAAAACAATGAGTAAAAATATGACGACCATGGATCCGGAGGCCTACCTTAACGAGCTGGTTGCTGTTAAGCTGTTCCGCGATAACGATCGCTACAAAGATGATGTATATGTAGCCGTCAATGGCCACAACTGCGTCATCAAGCGCGGCGAGTGGGTCAAGATCAAAAGAAAGTTTGCTCTGGTACTGGATCAGTCTGAGATTCAGGACATGAAAACCGCCGAAATGCTGGAGGCAGAGCAGAATCGCTTCAGAGAGGCAGAGGCCGCCCACGCCTAAGGAGGACATATGACACCCGAAACCTGTATCACCCTGTCCAATACATATGTTCCCAACTGTGTCCCCGAGACCTTGAAGCGGCGTTGGCTTGCGGAGCTGGAAGGGCATATCCTGGTGTGCATCAAGGGATACGATCCCGAAGCCTTGAGCTTTCGCGGAGAAGATGAGGAAATCACACTGTCTGTCCCTTTCCCCTTTGACAGGCTGTATTGGCTGTATATCGTTGCTATGACGGACTTTGTCAATGGTGATGTATCCCGTTATACCGAGACTGCGTCTCTGTTTGAAGATGCGCTGGAGGACTATGCCAAATGGTACAAGCGGGAGAGGAGGGTCTGATATGCACTCTGTCATCAACCAGGAGAAAACACCTTTGAGAGACAATCGCGGTGGGAGTATCTATCGAAGGGCTTATCTTTGTGACAAAACGGAGGACGTATCTTTGCTTCCCACCGAAGATGCTCCGGGCTCTGTGTGTTACGTTGCTGCTGACGGAAAAAACTATGTTTTAAATCATGAAAAAACATGGTGTGCTTGCCCCGTGGGAGGTGTACCGTGGCAAATTTGAACTTTTTCTCAAAGTGCTACCCCGCTAAAAAAGAGCCGGGGCGGGGGCTTCATGATGTGGAAAATTATTTGACCCGTCAGAACCACGAGCTTTATATTTATCTGCGCCGTTTGGATCAAAAGCTGACACAGCTGGAAGCGCGTATTTCCAAGTTAGAACCGGCACCCGTTTCGATAGTGACGGACGAATGATTCATTCGGTGTACATAAGGAGGAAAAACAATGAAAAGAAATAGCGGCCTGCTCCCGAGGCTGCATCGGAAGAACAGCCATATCACGAGGAGTCAGCAGACCATCTTTGGCGGTTTGTCCTCCTCCACTACGCATTCGGGAAAAGATATCATCTATATGGAGGGCCTTTCTGTCCGTGCCTATCCTGCCTTGAGTACCATGGAAAAGCGTTTCCATTATGATATATCTTCTACCGCGGGTCTTCCTCACGGTCTTCACGCTCACGATGAACTGATCATGGCGCGCGGACGATATCTGTACGCTATCACGTCTACCGGGGCGTGTACCACGCTTTGTAGCGTAACAGACACGGATAAGACCTTCGTATCTTTTGGTTCAAAACTCTTTGTTTTGCCTGATCGTATATGCGTGGATACAGCAAACGGCACCGTTCGTTCCTTGGATGTGACCACCGGTAGATTAACCGACGTAACCCTTGGAACGCAATACGTAACGCATGGCCTCACGGATTGGAAAGCTCTGGGCTTTGAGGTAGGAGATGCTGTGAAGCTGAGTATTGATGATTATATTTTAGGTGGCACCACAGTGTTTGAGCGGAAAATTACTGCCATCAGCATGGGAACACTCTTTTTGGATGCTCCCTTCGAAAGAACAGGCAGTTTTCAGATGAAGGTCAGCCGATCCTTCCCGTCGATGACGCAGATGTGCGTGTTGGGTGACCGACTTGTCGGATGTGGCGGAAATACTGTGTACATATCCGAGGCCGGAAATCCTTACAACTGGTCGGTTGCATCGGGTAGGGAAGAAGACCCTCTGATGTTGGAAACCGGCGGAGAGGGAGACATCGTTGCCTGTGCGCTTTGGCAAGAGTCTATCGTTTTCTTTAAAGAGAACCGTGCCTATCAGCTCATCGGTCATGGCGCCGGAGATTATCTTCTTTTGCATCTTCCCATTCCCGGTGTGGCCGTTCATAGTCCTTATTCCTTATGCCATGTGGACGGAAAGTTATATTATTTGTCCTCGGGCGGTGTATATTGCTTTGACGGGGGATATCCTCAGCATATCAGCGCTCCGCTTCCCCAAAATTTAGCAAGGGGTGTTGGCGGTAGCGATGGATGCTGTTATTACTTGGTTGCATGGGGAATCGATGGGGTTAGCCGTGTTTATGTATATCATGATGAAAACCGACAATGGTATATTCAAGATATGCTCACGGCCCACGCTATGGCAACCTGTGGAGATCGGCTATATATTCAGACGACCGCTGGCAGTCTTTTGTGCTATCCTCGCCCCGGCGAAAAGCTTCCCGATAATCAGACCGTCATCACCGAGGCAGCCTCTGCCTTACCGTCTTGTGTGGTGTTCGGAAGCGAATCGGGCGGTACTCCCGATGGCGTGCGGCTTTTGGCAGTTTACCTGTCTGTTGCAAGCGCTGAGGACAGTCCAAGCATGAACGTCAGTGTGTCCTATGATGGCGGTGAGTGGATCACGGTGGGCACCATTCCCGGAGGAACGTCGGGAACGGTGCATTTGCCTGTCTATCCGCAACGGGCACAGGCCTATCGCTTGAAGCTGACCATGCCGGGTATGTGGAAGGTGATGGATATCACCTGCGATTATGAGAGAGGGAAGCAATAAACGTATTTCGAGCAATTTTCAAAAAAGGAGCGGCCTCGGCCGCTCCTTCCTTTATGATTTGTTATTCTGTGCTTGCGCTTCTCGTGCTTGGCGCTTCTTTTTTAATATTTGTCTTACAACGAGGATGATGCCGGTGGCAATGGCGCCCAGCACCAACAGGCTGGGGAATGCCTCAATGAATCCAACCGCAAAGTTTTGGCATCCTTTGCCGAAATCAGACCAGCTTTCCAAGAATGCATCGCCGATACGCTCGCCAAAGGAGGGGGTCGCTGCTTCTGTATAGGTAAAGACCTCATTGATGAAGACCGTCACGGTTGACATATCCACCTTGCTGTCGTAGATGTTCAACTGGGTTTTGAGAGCTTCAATTTCTTCAATTACATTATATAAGCGCTCTTGTACCGACAGCATGGCACCTATATCGGAATAATCCGTGAATCCCGCCATCATTTCCTGCAGAGAATTGCGCTCGATCTCCAGGGTGGCAATGCGGGTTGTGATGTCGTAATAAGCCCCCGTGATTTCATTGGAGACCGAAGATTGTTTAATGATGCGGATTCCTTCATCGGCGCGAAGGGCGGCTAAATAAGCATCCAAATTTTCGGCAGGAACACGCAGGGTATAAGATGCGTGGCGTGCGGAATCGCCCCGTCCGTTTTCACGGTATCCCGTACCGCTGACAGAAGACGATTCTACGTAACCGTTGTAGGTAGTCAAGGTAGAGAGAATGAATTCGGTGGCGGCATCGAAGGCCTTGGTTTCGCAGGACAGATCAACGGTGCGGATGATCTTGCGCTCGTAAAGATCGTCATTGACGGAGGGCTTTCCGGCAATGCTTCCGTCGGAGGTTATGCCGTCCATAGACTCTTTATCTGCGGCGTTGGGGAACATACTGCTTGCTCCACCGCTTTTTTCACTACAGGAGATTAGGGTGGCAAGCAGGAGAAATACGACCAGAATGACTGTGAGTAGGCGTGATGTTGTGTTTTTCATTTTCAAACTCCTTTCGGTTGAGCTTCATTTATATAGACGAAAAAAGTGGGGCAAATGTTTCGCTTGACTTTAAAAAACTTGTATTTTTACTATTATATCATGGTAAGCTGGAATTGTCAACAAGAGCGAAGTGCTGATTTGGTTATATTGACAGGGATGGAGCGGAGAAGTCTGATAAGGAAGGGCAGAGTGTACAAAGTTGAAAAATATCAAAAAAAACGCTTGACAAAAGGAAAACCTTGTGATATACTATGCAAGCTGTCCGGAAGACAGCAGGCTTGATTGACAAGAGAAAGAAAAAACTCGAAAAAAGTTTTAGAAAACCTCTTGACAAATAGAGAAAGATATGGTATAATACGAAGCACTTCCGCCCGATGAAAGCGGTTAAGAGAAGTTTTTCGAAAAAACGAAAAAACTTTTCAAAAACCACATGACAAGGATAAGGGAATGTGGTATAATACCAAGGCTGTGCGCACGAGAGAGGGCGCGGCTGAGAAATTGATCATTGAAAATTGAACAACAGGAGATATAAGTACAAGCTAAAGCTAGCT